AGTTCCAAATTTGGCCACCATACAACACCAAAGAATACTTAGGCTTCGAGTACCGTTCAAAAGGCTGGGCGCGTAGTGCAACCGGTCAAATCAAGAACAGCTTTACAGCAGACACCGACACGACTATTTATGACGACCGTTTATTGGTGCTTGGCACAAAGCTAAAGTATTTCCAAATTAAGTCGTTTGACACAACCGCGTTGCAACAGGACTATTTCAGGGTTCTTAACGTGGTTAAAGCCAACGACAAAGGCTCTGCCAATCTATCGTTTGCGCCTTACCCAAGCAAGGTGCTTATCGGTTACGCAAATATCCCTGACACCGGTTACGGAACTTAAACATGGCAGTACCTCAACAAAGACGAGCCTTTACTGCATCGTTGGCATCCCCGATTGGTGGGTGGAATGCTCGCGACTCGCTGGCAGAAATGAACCCTTTAGATGCGGTTCAGCTGGTTAACTTCTTCCCAACACCGACCGACGTGACCATGCGCAAGGGCTATACCAAGTCCAGCACAGGCATCACCGGCGCGGTCAAGTCTTTGATGAGTTATTCCAGCCCAACCGGCACTAAGCTGTTTGCGGCAACGGATACGATTATTTATGATGCCAGCACATCAACCGCCACGCAGTCTTTGACAGGATTAAACGACGGTCGCTGGATTCATGTGATGCTAACCACAGCCGGAGGTTCATTCATGCCTGCTGTGAACGGTGTTGACCCGATGGTTGTTTATGACGGTACAAGATGGCAAAAAAGCGCCACCACCAACGTTGCGCAGACTATTTCCACAATCACAAGGGGTGGAACAGGCAATTTGACCGCCACGCTAACGACTGCCAGCGCACATAACTTGGTGACAGGCAATACTGTGACGGTTGCCGGTGCTGTGCCTGCTGAATTTAACGGTACATACCGCATAACTGTGACCGGTGCGACCACATTCACCTACACCATGGCTACCGCGCCCAGTGGTGATGCAACAACCGTTGGCACTTATACGATTGATTACTACATTCTTGGCCAAAACAGCAACACTTTCGCCAATATCAACCTTTTTAAAGAGAGACTTTACTTTGTAGAAGAGAACAGCCTGTCCTTTTGGTACTTGCCGGTCGATTCTATCAACGGTACGGTGACCGAGTTTCCACTTGGAGGCATCGCCCGCAGGGGTGGTTATCTGCAAGCCATGGGAACTTGGACGATTGACGCAGGATATGGGGTCGATGACCTTGCCGCGTTTGTCACCAGCAACGGTGAAGTCATTGTTTACAAGGGTTCAGACCCATCAGACCCTAATGATTGGTCTTTGGTGGGTGTTTGGCAGATTGGTCAAACCTTTGCACGCAAGTGTTTCTTTAAGTTTGGCGGTGATTTATTGCTTTTGACCGAGGACGGTTTGACACCAATGTCCGCAGGCTTGCAATCCACCCGCCTTGACCCCCGCGTTAACCTGACAGACAAGATTTTTTATGCCATCAGCAAGGCGGCAGACGACTATGCGCAGAACTTTGGCTGGCAAATGGCTTACTTTGCCAAGCAAAATATGCTGATTGTTAACGTTCCGGTTACGGGCGCCTCCGAGCAATATGTAATGCACAACATTACCAAGTCGTGGGGTCGTTTCACCGGCATACAGGCGAATTGCTGGGAGTCATCGGGCGATGATATGTATTTTGGCGGGAATGGCTTTGTGGGCAAGTTTTACGATACCTTTGCCGATGCTGGAACCAACATCCGAGCCTTTGCCCAGCAGGCATACAGCTATTTTGAAAGCCGAGGACAGCTAAAACGGTTCACCTTGGTTCGCCCTATTTTGCAGACAGACAACGGACTGCCAACGGTTCTGTGCGGTATTTCCACCGACTTTGACACCGTTGACCTAACCAACCAAATATCGTTCAACCCTGCTATTTTGCAAACCGGTGAGTGGGATTTAGACACTTGGGATAACGCAAATTGGGGTGGTATTTTGACCACTACCAAAATATGGCAGGGCGTGACAGGATTAGGCTATGCAGGCTCAATCAGCCTGAACGTGGCATCACAGAATATTGAGTTTCATTGGGCATCAACCGATTATGTAATGGAGCGTGGCGGGGTCTTGTGAGGACGGTTACTACTGAAAATCAAAGATACATGGGCGACTGGCTTGTTAGAATCCTTAACCATCCGTTGCCCGAAACGACACAATGCATTGGGCAGATGAAGGACGGTAACTTGGTAGCAGTAGCTGGTTACACGAACTTTATGCCAAAGGCTTGCGAAATACATATTGGTAGTGTTGGTGAGCATTGGGCGAGTAAAGATTTTTTATGGGCGGTGTTTGATTACCCCTTTAACAAACTCGGTGTTAGCGTTATACTAGGGCAAATTTGTAAGGATAATGAAGATGCCTTACGATTAAACCGACACCTTGGTTTTAAAGTTGTAGCCGATATACCGGATGCCCATATGGATGGCGATTTGGTAATTATGGCGATGCGTAAAGAGGACTGTCGGTGGTTAAACATCCGTAGCCCTCTAAGACAAAAGATGGAGGCTTGATATGGGTGGTGGTGGATTTTTAGGATTAGGGCCTGCGCCGAGTGCGCCTGCGGCACCTGATTACAGAGCGGCGGCTCAAGAAACAGCGTCAGGCAACATTGATGCGGCACGTCTTGCGACTGCGGCTAACCGCGTCAATCAAGTCACTCCTTATGGTAACTTAACTTATGCTGTTACCGGCGCTGACCCATATGGCAACCCAACATGGACTGCCACGCAGACTTTAAGCCCAGCACAGCAACAGTTGCTTGATTACCAAAATCAAACAAGCCTAGGTTTAGGCAAGATTGCGGGTCAAGGTTTGACCTACGTTGAGAATATGCTCAACACCCCATTTAATACTGCGGCATTGCCAAGCACAGGCTTTAACCCAAGCCAAAGCTACCAAGATGCTTATATGCAAAGGCTTGCCCCACAGATTCAGCAAACTCGTGAGCAATTACAGCAACAATTAGCCAATAAAGGTATCGATATTGGTTCCGAGGCTTACGACCGCGCGATGCGTAACCAAGCACAGCGTGAGAACGACTTACTTGCCGCCGCAACAACCCAAGGCTTTGGTGTTGGTCAACAAGCCCGCCAATCTGCCCTGCAAGAACAGGCTTATTTGCGCAACGAGCCACTAAACACCTTGTCTGCGGTTCGCACAGGCGCCCAAGTTCAAGGCCCACAGTTCGTTAATTCAGCCCAACAAGCCACCACAAGCGGCCCTGATTTGCTGGGCGCGGCACAAATGGGCTACAACGCTCAAATGGGCGACTTTAACGCTAAACAAGCGGCACAAGCCAACCTAAATCAGGGCTTATTTAGCCTCGGTGGTGCGGCAATTATGGCTTGCGACCCCCGCATGAAAGAGAACATTAAGCCAATTGGTGTGATGGAAAACGGTCTTACTCTTTACAGTTTTGAATACAAAGACGAGTTTAAGAAGCACAAACTTGCCGGCGATGGCATCCATGTTGGTGTTATGGCTGACGAGGTTGAGAAGGTTTATCCATACGCTGTTACAACCCTTGACGACGGTTACAAGGTCGTAGATTACGGACTAATCCCATGATGACACCTTACATGAATCCTTATATTGCACAGATGCAACCCCAAAACCAAATGCAAGAGGTTGGCGGTCTAACCCCTGTGTTTCAGAACATTGCAAACCAGCAGGCTATGCAAAACGCGGCGCTTGCCCAGCAAAACCAGCTGGTAAGCCAAGCCGGTCAAACCGCCCAAGGTGGTGGCATGAACCCGATGGCTTTAGCACAGGCTTTGCGTAAGGACAAAATGACACCGGAACAGATGAACGCAAGAGACGTTCAAATGGGTGGCATCGGAACTTATAACCCTTATACGCAATACCAAGTGTCCAGCAATTATGGGACAACACCATATTCGCAACAAAGCAGAATGTTGGCATCGCAGGAGTTTTAAGACATGGCCACACCACAAGCAGGCATCGGCACATTACCACCTGAACTGTTCCAGCAACAGCAGGCACTAAACCGCCAACAGCAAATGGCTCAGTTGCTTTTGCAACAGGGTCAATCTATGCCATCCGGTCAAATGGTGAGCGGTCGCTATGTTGCGCCTAGTTTTTTCCAATATGCCGCGCCCTTGGCACAAACCTTTGCGGCAACCCGCTTATCTGAAAAAGGCGACAAACAGGCGGCAGACCTAGCCAAAGCCTTGCGTCAGCGTTATGCAGACGAAGTGACCGAGTTCTTAGCCAAGCCGGAAGGTCAAGAGCGCTATTTGTTTGGCTCTACTGCTTACAACCCTGCATTGCAGACAGTTTCTATGAAGAAGCTGACAGAGGGGCCAAAGTGGGAAAAGGCATCAATTCCAAACCCCGACGGAAGTGAGCGTCAAGGCTGGGTCAATGTGAACTCTTCTAACCCATTGTCAACCTTTGTTGAGGGTGGAACTAAACCATCATTCACACCGTTAGAAGGCGCACGTTTCCAATACGATACCGGCATGGCACCTCCAACAGGAGTCAGAGCGCCAGCCGCAGGAGCCGCGCCAGTTGCACCGCCAGCAGGAGGCGCTGTTTCTAACGCTGTTCCAGCAGGGGCGCCTGTTGCAAATGCACCGGTTGTAAACGCATCGATGCCAAACGTGTCGGCTGTTGGTGGAATGTCACCAAGAGCAAGAGACGAAGCCAGCAAGCAAATCCTTGTTGATGTGGAAAAGCGTCGTATTGAAAACCTAGAAAACGCACCTCGTGTGATTGCAACGATTGAGGACACCTTGCGCAACGTTAACGACTTGATTGGCGATGCTCGTATTGTTAAAGACAAGTCAGGCAAAGAAAAGATTGACTACACCGTTACTGTTGATGGCAAACAAGTGCAAGGTCGCAAGCCACAGGCTGGTTTTGAGTTGGCTGTTGGTGCTGGTGTTCCAAGCTGGTTACCATTCCAAGGCGGTACGGATGTTTCAAACTTCCGCGTCCGTTTAGACCAAATCAAAGACAGAACATTCCTTGAGGCTTTCCAACAGCTTAAGGGTTCAGGTCAGATTACTGAGAAAGAGGGCGAAAAAGCGACCTCTGCATTGAACCGTATGAACCTTGCTCAGTCTGAGGTTGAGTTTATTAAAGCCGCGCGAGAGTTTGAAGAGAACCTCAATCGCGGTATGACGCTTGCAAAACAGAAGGCTGGAATACAAGGTGGCGCACCATCTGCCACTTTGCGCTGGAACCCTACTTTAAAACGCTGGGAGTAATATGCCGCAAATTGTTGACGTAGTCGGAGTTGGTAAGGTTGAGTTCCCTGATGGAATGTCTAAAGAGGACATGGCATCGGCTTTGTCGCAATTGCCACAAGGACAAACCGCAGAGCCACCAAAACCAGCGACTGCTTACGACCGTTTCTTAAACAGCCTGCGCAACCCACAAACCGGTGGCAGAGGCGGTGTTGTTGGCCCAGCTTTGGTTGGTGGTGCTGGCGAACTGATTAGAGGTGCAGGCGCCCTCACACAAATGGCATTCCCTGAAGCCGGCAACCGCATGGTTGAGGTGGGTGAGGCAATGACACAAGGTGCTAAGAGCGTGTCGCCTGTATCTGCAACAGCCGGTCAAATTGGCTCATATTTGTTGCCATTTGGTGCGGCGCAAAAAGGTTTAAACATGGTCGCCCAAGTTCCACAAGTGGCCAAAACCATCGGAACTTTGCCAAGTTATGCCCGCGCTATGGGGCAACAGTCCATTATTGGTGGCACAACAGGCTATGCTTTGACCCCTGACCAGCAAGGTCGTGGCGAATCTGCCGCTTTTGGCGCGATAGCAGGGCCAGCAGGCGAATTAATTGCACCAGTGGCTAGAACCGGTGGCAAGTTTATGGCAGAGGCGCTGGGGCTTTCTACAGGGGTTGGTAGCGAGCCGGTAAAACAGGCTTTTAGAGCAGGACAGACCGGAAACCAGCAGTTTGTGCAGAATATGCGGGGTCAGGTGCCGGTTACTGAATTATTGGAGCAAGCCCAAGGCGCCATGCAAACCTTGAAACAAAACCGCAGAACTGCGTATGACCAAGGTATTCAAAGCACCAAACAGAATCAAACATTCCTAGACTTCAAACCAATCGAGCAGAAGTTTGACAGCGCTATTCAAGCCTTGACAGTCAAAGGTGTGGGCGGAGTGTCTGCATCAAAGGTTGGTCAAAAGACCTTGGACGATGTGGCTGAAATCAGGGCTGTTATTGATGAGTGGAAATCAAAGCCTGAACTGCACACAGCAGAAGGTTTAGATGCCTTAAAACGCAGGGTTGACGACGTTTATAGCAACGATATGTCTAACACCGCTAAAGGCATTCTGACTCAAACCCGCAACGTCATTAAAAACACAATTGTTAAGCAAGACCCAAATTATGCAAAAACCATGCGCGATTACGAAAGTGCGCTGGGTTTAGAGCGTGAACTAGAAAAGGCATTGTCTTTAAACGACCGCGCATCAATTGACACAGCTTTGCGTAAATTACAGTCTTTGGGGCGCGATAACGTCAACACAAGTTATCAATACCGCAAAGACTTGGCTGATGTTTTGCGCAAAGAAACCGGTGTGGACTTGATGCCAGCAGTCGCCGGTCAGTCCATGAGTTCATTTACTCCGCGTGGTATTCAGCGTGTTTTGCCAAGCATTACAGCAACTAGCGGTGTAACAGGAGCGGCTTTGGCTGGCCCTGCCGCCGCAATTCCTTTAGCAACCTTGCCTTTGCAAAGCCCACGCTTAGTCGGTGAGGCTGTTTATGGTGCTGGTAAGGCATCTAGACCGGTGCTGGATTTAGCAAACAGCGGAACACCTGAACAAAGACGACTTGCTAAGTTATTAATTATGAAAGCGGCAGAAAAAGGAGCATCAGATGAGTAGAAACGGGTCAGGTACCTATTCCCTGCCGGCTGGCAACCCTGTAGTCACCGGCACAACCATATCGTCTACTTGGGCTAATAACACCCTGACAGATATTGCGTCTGCTCTTACGGATTCAGTCGCGGCGGACGGTCAAACCCCAATGACCGGCAACCTTGACATGAACACTAACAAGATTGTGAACTTGGTTGCTGGAACAGCCGCAGGCGAAGCGATAGAATTTGCGCAGTTCTCAACACCAACGTTCACCGGCAACGTCACTATGACAGCCACCGGCTTTGCTTTAATTCCAGCAGGAACAACAGCAGAGCGCCCTGTAAGCCCTGTTAATGGTCAGATTCGTTATAACACCACGACAGCACAGTTTGAGGGCTACCAAGGCGGGGCATGGGGTCAATTAGGCGGTGGTGCTACAGGTGGTGGTGGTGATGAGGTGTTTGTAGAAAACGGAGTCACAGTCACGACTTCTTATACACTAAGCACCAGCAAGAATGCATCAAGCGTTGGCCCAATTACTATTAACAGCGGTGTCACCGTAACAGTTCCAAGCGGTCAAAGATGGGTGGTTTTATAAAATGAAAACTACTAAAATAAACGAAAATCTAGGAGTTAAATTATGTCTATTGTTTTAGTAGGCTCAACATCCGGTAGCGTGACGTTGCAGGAACCAGCGATTGCCGGTTCTACCGTCTTAACTTTGCCAGCAGTATCAGGAACTGTTTTAACTACAGCAAGCACAGGAATTAGCGCTTCAAACATTACTACAGGAACCTTGCCAAAAGCACAGTTACCTGCTGGTTCTGTCTTGCAAGTGGTTAGCACAGCATTTAATCCAAGTCTTACTACTACAACAAGTTCATCGTATGTAAATTCTGGATTGTCGCTTGGAATTACGCTTTCTTCTGCTAGTAATAGAGTTTTAATTTTGTATAACGGTGGACACGCCTATTCTGATTCTTATCCAAACGGAATGATTGAAACAATTTGCCGACAAAGCAGTACTACATATAGCTCAGGAAATGATTTGTCAGGAGCAACATCTTATGGTATGACACAAATTTACAACTCAACCAATCTGAATACTGTACCGCACAGTATTAATTACTTAGACACAACACCAGGTTCAACAACCCCAACATATCGAATCTTTTTTAGGTCAAGAACCGGTGGCGTTGTTGTTTGGCAAGAAGGTGCATCACAGGTTTCTTTAACATTGCTGGAGATTGCGGGATGAAAAAATACCAAGTCATTTACAAACTTTATCCGCAAATCGTCACCATTCTTGACGGCGAAGCATTTGATGACCAAGGAAATCATGTGGTTTATGACGAATCAGCAGTGCAAGCAGAAATGCAAATCAATGCTTATATTGCTAAACGAGCCGCAGAATACCCACCCATTACCGATTACATTGATGGTGTAGTAAAGGGTGACCAAGCACAGATTGATAAATACATTGCTGACTGCTTGGCGGTCAAAGCTA